TTAAAGAAGAAGAACAACGCAGGGCTGAAATGGCACGAGAAAATTTGCTAGGTATTGCAAATACTCCCATGAGTCTATCTAATATTGATACATTTGCGCCAGCAGAGATGGTGCAAAGTGAGTTTCCAATACCAGATGCTGAACCATACTCAACATTAACAGCAAGACAAGCACCTTCATCTATTGTTGGTGGAATGTTTAGCCCTGAAATCTCTCGTGCGGCAGAGATGGACTATATGCTAAAGCGTCAAGCGGCTATGCAAAATGAAGCAATGGCTTTTGCACAGTTAACACCTATGCAACAGGCGCAGTTTGGCTTCTATCGTGGTGGTCAACAGTTGGGTGATGCCCTTGGTGGTGCTTTGGGTGGTAAAGACCCTCAGTTGCAGATGATTAGTTTGCAACAACAAATCTTGAGTGAACTTGACCCAAGTGACCCTGAACAACAATTGAGAGTTGCTCAGAAATATGCTCGAACTGCCCCCGAGTTGGCAATGAAGATTGCTGATAGTGCAAGAACTGCTTTGGTAAGAATTAAACAAGCAAAAGGCGCAAGTAAACTTAATGTAACTGCCAAGGTTCAAGAGGCTGAGGCTTATGCTTCAAAATTTGGTATTGAAGGTTCAGTTGAATACAACAATGCCTATAAAGAATATCTTCAGGGTGCTGAAAAGTTATCTGATAAACAAACTGTAAGTAATGCAGTATCAGGGTTAAAAGCAGATTTGCGTATTTTAGAAAAACAACCTCAACCAAACCAAGAAGCTATACAAAGAATTAAAGATCAAATTCAATCACTTGAGCCAGATAAGCAAAATGTTACAAAAATTGGAGTTGCAAAGGCAAGTGGAAAAGCTGTTTACTATGATAAAGAAACCGATCAACAATTTGTATTAGGAAGAAGTCCAATAGACCCAAATAAACAAATTCGTGTTTTATTTGAAGGGGATGTTGACCAAACAACTTCAAATGTTTCTGCCACAGCATCACAAAAAGGGGAAACGGCATTTTCCGAACAACTTGGAAAGATAGATGCTAAACAAGTTGAAGATGCAATGCTCTTGAGGAATAACTCAATCTCTGCATTAGGAACTTTAGAAAAACTAAACAAGTTAGATCAACAAGGTCTAATAAGTGGTTCATTTGCTACTGGTCGTGTTGGTGCGGCTAATATTTTGGCAACTATAGGATTGATTAGCGAAAAAGATCAAGGAACTCTTGCCGCATCACAAAATTATCAAAAGATATCTGGTGATTTGGTTCTTGCAACTTTAGGTGGCAAACTTGGTTCTGGATTTTCAAACGAAGACAGAAAATTTATTCTTGGCCTTGTTCCGCAATTGGAAACAAATGCGTTGGCTCGAAAACAACTTATTGAGTTCATGGTTAAAAAGAATAGAGATATTATTACCGAAACAACAAGACTTGACGATTATGCTCGTGATAACAAATCTTTAAAAGGGTTTGTTCCAAAAATTCCAATTTTTAATGTAGGTTCAGGTTCTTTAACAACTCTTTCTGATGCTGAGTTAATAGAACAAGCTGAGAAAAGAGGAATTAAGGTTAGACCCAAGTAAGAACAACAATTCTTTAAGGATTTAAGATGGCAACTATTGAAGAACTACAAGCAGAATTGCAAAGCCGTGGATTAACTACATCTACAGAAAGTGTTTTAGACCCACAAGGGACAAACAAGTCTGAGTTTAAAAAGTTTGCTGAATCAACACTAAAAGGCATTCCTAGTGGAGTAATTGACATTGTTGGTGGTTGGGGTAACTTATATGATTACCTTAAGCAAAGCAAAGACCCAAGTGCTTTTTCTAGTACAGGAATTAAACAAGCATTAACAAAACTTACAGGAATAAATCTTCAGTCTATTCCGGGTTATCGTGGTGCTTATGAATTCTCTCAAGCTGGTGCGCCAGCCGCACTATTAACTGGTGTTGGTGTGCCGGGATTATTTTCTAGAACTCCTGCTGGGATTGCTGGAGAATTTGGTGTTGCTGGTACTACAGGTTTATTTGCTCAAGAAGTAGCTCCTGATAGTCCATTGGCTCAATTGGCACTGCAATCAACTCCTTATGCAGTTAAAGGGGGATTAAAAACTGCTGGTAGCATGATTACAAAGCCAGAAGGAACATTCCCACCAGTTTCTACAACTCAATCATTGGCTGATGTTGGTCGGTTAACACCGGGAGAACTCAGTTTAAATCGCCCTCAATTAGCCACAGAAGCTGTTGTGGAAAGAGCACCTTCTTCGGGACAAAAACCTATTGAATTTAGGCAAGCACAAGCTGTTGATATTGAGTCTTATCTGTCAAACTTGTTTAAAAAAGCAAGCGGTACAACTTTGAATCCAGTAGAAACCACTCAAGCAGTTGTTTCTTCTTTCAATAATTATGGAAGGTCTTTGTCATCAAAATTAAAATCTGATGCCAGAGTTGACTTTAATGATGCAAAAAAAGCTGGTGGTTTAATTGATACCACGCCTGTTGTTGATGCAATTACAAGCAAATTAGGTGAAATTCCACCTGAAGTCAAAGCACTTGACCCTTTAAAAATGCAATGCAACGCATTATTGATGAGTATGCAATTCCAGAAGTTCCTTCTCAAACTGTTCCATCAACAATTCTTGGCCCTACTGGTCAGCCAGCAACAGTCAATGTTATTCCCGGCACTCCTGCACAAAACTTAAAAATCAATATTGATCGTTTGCAAAAGAATTTATCAACTTGGGGTGATGCTGTTTACTCAGGTAAAGCTGACTTTGGTAAAGGAAATATCTTTGAAGGTGTTGCTCCCGGTCAAGCAAAAGGCATTTCTATGGCTGTTTTGAATGGCTTTAAAGATGCTCTTGACAATGCTATTTCAAATAATGTTCCCGGTGCTGATAAATTAGTTGCGGCAAGAGATAAATTTAAAGCAAACATTGCTCGTATTGAGCAGTTTTCTGATGCCCCATTGACAAAAGCATTTGATGTAAAAAATGTAACTGATCTTGTTCCAGAAGATGTTGTGACAAAACTTAAGAATATGCCTTCTTCTCAAAGGCAATTTTTAGTAGATGTCATGCAAAACAATCCAAATGGTCAAGTTGTTGAGGTTTTAAACACAATTCGCAGATCAAAATTTGATGATGTTTTAAGTTCTGCTGAAGTCAAAGGCGGTGCGGCAACAGACCCAACATTTAGCATTCAAACTGCTTTAACTGAGTTAAACAAGAAAAACAGTGAATTTGCTGATCTTTTTCCAAATCAAACTGATTTAAACCAAGCAAAATTAGCAATGAATTGGATGCAAAGAGTCTTGTCAAGTGAGTCTGCACAAATGGGTGGAATCACGGGCGGTGAAGCATACGCATTAGGTGGTGCGGCTGGTGGCACTGCACAAATTCGTTTGGCATTGAAAGAGGCTATTCCGTTTTTGCGTAATTTGGTTGCTAATCCTTCTGATTTTGCTGATGTGATTTTTAATCCTGAATATCGTAAGGCAATGGTTGATTTGTCTACAGCTAAATCCATGACAAAGAAAACAACTGATGCTTTTGCAACACTAACTAAAGGTGCGGCAATCATTGGGGTTAGAGCAGGGCCGATGATAGAGACTACCTCTCCTGAAATGCCAAGTGAGGTACAGCCACCAGCACCAACTGATTCAAATCTTGGTATGGAAGAAATTAGAAATTTATTGAAGTCTCGTGGCTACGAAGTGGAGTAAAAAATTGACCCAATCAGCATTTGCCTCCTTGCGGCAGGACTTGTCAAACAGATTCAAGCTGGCTGTGAACTTTATAAACAAGCAAAAGAATCTTTTGTTGAAATTAAAGCCACTGCTGATGAAGTTATTGCCATTGGTAAAGAAGTCCATGGATTTTGGGGTCAGCTTCTTGCGTTCTTTGGTAGCAAGCAAAAGCCTCAAGTTGCAAAGCCTGTGGCTAAGTCTAAGAAATCTGTTTACAAATCTGTTGACGAAACTCAAGTCAAAATTGACATCGTTTCTAACCTGACATCGTTTTTCAAACTTCAAGAACAACTTGCGGCACACATAAGGGAAGAAGAAGAAAAGAGTCTGACAGTCTATGACCCTGACCAGAACCACATGGAAGCGGCTCTAAAGAGGGTGATGGCACAGCAAGAGATGGATGCGTTAGTGGTGCAAATTCGTGAGTGTATGGTGTATCAAAGCCCTCCTGAGATGGGCGCACTGTACTCAGAGGTCTTCAGCATGAAGGACAAGATTGAAGAGGAGCAAACTCAGGCAAGGTTAAGGCAAGAAGCTATCAAGAGGCAAGAGGTATGGCTACGCAAAGAGGAGGAAAGAAACCTACAAGCAAAGCTAGGAGCAGTAATAGCGACTTCTATATTCCTCCTCTACCTGTGGCTGTGGCTGTTGTTCGTAAGTCATTGGGGGAAGAAATGATTGGATGGATTGCCGCTTGCGTACTGATAGCCTTGCTTTTGCCTTTAATGGCATTTCTTTATCTTGACATACTTGAAGTTAAAAATGAGGCAAAGTCTCAGATCGAAAAAGTTGAGAAATTAAGAAGACAGGTTGAACAAAAGGAAAGGAAGAAAGATGACTAAGCAATTGGAAAAAGATTCTGTTTACAACCAATTTGACACTGACCGTGATGGTGTAGTGACTGATGCTGAGTTGGCAAGGTCTGAGCGCATGATTCAGATTGAAAATCTTGACAAGATGGCTGACCAACAAAGGGTCATGGCATGGGCGGCACTTGGCGCACCTCCTGTTTTGATTGCTTTCTTGGCCTCTGCTTGGGTAACGCTTGAGAAAGTCAACGCTTTGGCAGGGCTGACTACAACTTATTGTGCGGCAATGGGAACGATTGTGGTTGCGTTTATGGCGGCACAAGCCTATGTTCGTGGAAAGACAAGCGAATGAGTATCTTTAACCCTTGGGTGATTCTTGCCTTCATTTTGGCAATGATTACATCATTTAGTGGTGGCTACTTGAAGGGTGGGCAAGATGAGTTTGCCAAACAACAAATGGAGATAGCTCGTTTAAACAATGAGGCTAGGCAAACGGAACAGGCACTGGTGACAGCGGTGCAGAAACAAGCAACTGAACTGGTAAAGGCAAACAACAATGCAAAACTTGTTATTCAAAAGCGTAATTCTGACATTGATTCTGGTGCTCTCAGGTTGCGGATTCCTGTCAAAGCGCCCTCCTGCCCAACCTTATCAACCACCTCAGATGCCCCCGTTGCCGAGCGACCTGACCCCCCAACAGCCGAACTTCAGCCAGAGACTGCTAGAGATATTCTCGCCATCGCAGACGAAGCCGACCTCACAGCCAGAAAGCTCAACGCCTGTATCGCAACCTATAACCAAGTCAGAGAAATGATTAACCAGAAGGAAACCAAATGAACTTATCAGCCAACTTCACCCTGAAAGAACTCACAAAGTCAGACACTGCCACTCGTTTGGGTCTAGACAATACACCTGATGAACAGGCACTAGAGAACTTGAAGACTCTTTGCGAAAAGGTATTGCAACCAGTTCGTGAACACTTTGGCAAGTCGGTGACTGTGAACTCTGGCTATCGTAGCCCTGAGTCTAATGCCGCTGTTGGTGGCTCTAAAACCTCTGACCACTGCAAAGGTCAGGCGGCTGACATTGAGATTACTGGTGTTGCCAACGCTGATCTGGCTCAATGGATTATGGATAACTTGGACTACACACAATTGATCTTAGAGTTCTACACCCAAGGAGTACCTGATTCTGGCTGGGTTCATGTGTCTTATGACCCAAACAATCTCAAGAAGCAAGAACTGACTGCCACTAAGATAGCTGGTAAGACCACCTACCTCAATGGCTTAGTTGCTTAATCGTCAAAGAAGTGGAGGAAGACCCATATACCGATTATGAGTGCTCCTCCACCAATTGCCAAAACTGTGATTAGGCCAAGTACATTTTCAATCATGTGTAACTCTCCATTCACGCTCGTTGCGTCCTGATTTAGACTTGACTGTGCGTCCTGTCAACTCAATCAAGTTCATGTTGGACAACTCGTTTAAACGCCTTGCAACCTGATTAGACTCTAACCCACTATGTTGGGCAATTCCATCTTTACCAAGCGAGCCATGAGCCTTTAAAGCGTCCACAATCATGCAAAAATGTTTAGAAGCCAAGTCCTTTGCAGAATCAGCGGCCTCGTAACTGGTTGTTGGGTCAGATGTTCTCACCCGATTAAAGATAGGTAAGTCAAAGAACTTCTTTACTTCACCGCCAAAATGTATATCGTCAAGTTTGCTCATCATTCACTCCTGTTAAGTTAGTGGGTACTCACTTACGCTTTCCCCATTGAGTCACATCAAAAAGGTATGTCCGAATCCATGTCCTCAATCTTAGCTTTAGGCTTGCTTTGAGGTTGTTCTGCTTGTTCTTCTTTGGGTTTTTTGGGGTTGACTGCTAGTCCCATGAACTTACCGTTCTTGCCCTCTTTAATCCATGCTGACAACCAAAAGTCCTGTCCATCAACACGAATGTTGCCTTTATAGTCAGGATCATTAAATTTTTCTTTCTTGTCGTTCTTAAACAATACACCTGAGTTATCACGCTGTTCCATTTTTACACCTTAATTTCATTGAGTTTTTTCACTTTGTCATCCACTTCTACAAGAAATTGGACAACCTCTTTTTCGAGTTCTGCAATATACAATTCATTGCGCTCGATTCTTTTGACAAGCAGTTGTAGGTGCGCTGGCATTCGTGGGTCGAAACTCACAAAGTCACACCAACTTCTGTTTGCACACGCCATTTGCCACTGCATTTGGTCGTAATACTTCTTTGCAGGTTCATCACCAAGAATAGTGTCGATATGGGTTGAGGTGTTAGGACACTTAATCTCTAAGCATCCATCGTCACCAATCAGACCATCAGGAGAGGCGGCAGACATAGCAATCCTTGGATGGTCAATAGCACCTACCTGATCGACTGTATTGCCTGTCTTAACCTCGTATGCGGCTCTGGCAAAGGGTTCGTTCTCGACACCCCATTCCATTGCGGCATTTGAGTATGACTCACCTACTTGGTTAGTCATACGCTCGACTACCAACTGTGCCATGTAGTTTGCTCTACTGGTGCTGTAGCCTGTCTTTGTCTTGGCAACAATGTCAGAGATACGAGATGCAGTAGCTTTGCCACAACGCTGTGCAAACCATTCTGGTGTGCCTTGTTCAATATCGCTCATGCTTCCCTCGCTATCAACATATCGTCTGCCATTTCATATGCAAGAGGCGCAATATATTTATCACCACACTTAACACACCCACCATCGTGAGCGTCAGCGGCAATTAAACCTTGCATAGCCTTTGCCGCAAAGTAGTCCCGCAAGGTCATGCCACTGTGACCACTGCTTACCCAATCGTTAAGCGTTACTTCGTTACTACTTGGAAATGCTGGTGGGTTGTTCATTTCAATGCTCCTTTACGCTTCACTGTGCCAACCAAATTTCCACCATTAATTTCAGATAAAAGATGCTTGGCAACATTTAAAACTTGACGAGCATTGTTTGAGTCGCCTTCAGCTATTAAATCTTGAGCATTGGTTATTAAATCAATAACAACACTGTTCCCGCCTTTGACTTTGTATGTAATGGTTTGCGTAATACCCAAAGCATATTTTTCAATATGGTCAACGCCATATCTGCGTCTATTGCGGCTTACTTCTGGATATGAAGTCATTTCAACGCCCCTTTACGCTTTTCTTTAGCATCAATTACTTTTTTCTGCCAAGTCTTATCAGAACCGCAAGCACTGTAAGCAGTGGTGTAAACATTCTTCAACTCCTCAATGGTGGATGCCGCTTCAATAGCCGCTAAATGGTCAATCATCATTCCTACATCTATGTCTGAACCCTCACCTTCAGGCAAGTCTTCTCCAGCATAGATATACAGACCCAAACCATGCAGAGACAAAGCCTTAGTCATGCAACGCATGATGGCAGTGTTGACTGCAAACGCATCGGGATTAGGGATTGCTTTGTTTTTGTAGTCCATCACTGGTAGCTGGCAAGTCATTGGTTTGCCAAACATAGTGACTGTTACGAACACCATTGCAGTGCCGTTTATGTCCATGAAACACTTGTCACCAAACAT